TTTTTAACCGAATCCTTTCCCTTTCTTGCTCCGTGAGTATTGAATCCGTGAGCGTGTATCTCGTCGATGCTCTTTGGTTCAGCAGAGTCACAGATGATAACATCCGATCGATTGACTTGATTATCTCGGAGCACTTTTGATATATCCGAATTAGTGAGGCGCGTTGCGTAGCAGAGTTCGTCGACGGCGAACCCGTGGCCGTCGGTGTAGACTCGGACGATGGCGGTGGGGTCGTTCGTATATCCGAAGTCGAGCCCGATGTTGAGGAGTTTGTATTCATTTGGTACTTGATCTATTTCTTTCCAATGGGTGAAGACGGTCGCTTGTGATGCCCCTCGTTCTCCGAGTCCGTAGACCCTCCAGAAGTTTTCATCTGCTTCTTTGAAGCGTTCAATCTCCATGACCACACTTTGAGGGAGGAAGGGGTTGTCTTGGTACGTGGTCTGAAAGAACGCCGCGTCTTCTCTTGGGATAACTTCGTCATAGATCCAATGGAATTCGTCTGAGGGGTTGTAGTCGATTAATACTTTCCCCGTGGTTCGGAGGAGGAGTTGTCGCCAGTCTTCGAGGTTTATCTCGTTGGCTTCGTTGATGAAGAGAACGTCTCGCTTTCGTCCTCTTACCTTCTGCGGTTGGTCGATGCTGATGAACTCGACCATATTCCCCCACAGTTGATAGGTCGCGTCGCTCTTGTTGTGGAGGTCGGGGTTGTATATATCCTCCCGGTTGAGTATCTCAAAGAAGTCCCGCATCGATGTGGCACGAAGTGCTGGGAATGTCTTCCGGCATATGGTAATGACGAGGCCGCTGTTCTTGTGACAAAGCTCTATGAGAGCCGTGAGGATACTGAAAGTCTTTCCGCTACGACTTCCGCCTTGATGGACTTGAATCTTTGCCTTTGATTCTTTGACGTGGTAATATGTTGCCGCGAGTTTACTCATCCAACCACGAGAGCGGCTTCTTCTCTTGTACTTCTATCTCTTGCCGTTCGATATATCCGCGCTTCTTGCCTTTGGTCTTTAGAAAGAAGATAGTCGCGGCGGGGTTGCCTTCCTTCACGAGTTTATAGAGGTGCGATTCTGCGAAGTCGAGAACGCCGTCCTGAATAGAGTCGACCGCCTTCTTGTAATCGGTATCTTCTTTTAGCCAGTTGTAATGAGTGCCGCGAGATATACCCGCCATCTTTACAGCCGTTGAAACGATGCCCAACGACTTCTCGAGAGCTTCAATCATTGCCTCCTTTTTAGGGGTGTTCAATTCGTCTAATTTTACTGCTTCCATAACTCTGCCTTTTTACCTGTGAAATCCTCCCATCGCTTTACGATGACATCGCAATATTTGGGGTCTAATTCCATCCCGTAACATTTGCGCCCTGTCTTCTCTGCGGCTATAAATGCCACTCCGCTTCCTGCAAACGGGTCTGCGATAAGTGTTCCCGCGTCCCATCGACTCAAACACCATTCAACCAATTCAAAAGGTTTCTGAGTTGGGTGTACTCGGTTTCTTTTTTCAGAGGCTTGTTTGTATATACGGACTACTCCTTTTTGATTTGTCCAACATAGCTCTGCATCGGCTTGGTCAGAGCCTCCGTTGTTCTTGTCCCAGACAACCCAACACCCTGAACTTGGTAAACATTCGGGATAATAGTTTGCTCCAAACCAAAACTGAACCTGTGCGCCCCATAAAGGAAAAGCGGTTCTTGCGACTTCGGGTGTATCGTCTCCTAATATATCTCCGCTGTAATTTTTCGAAAGAACTCCACTCTTAGAAACAGCATTCATTCCGTAGGGTGGGTCTGTCCAAACACAATCGGCCTTCTCTCCGTTCATTAGCTTCTCCACGTCCTCCGCTTTCGTGGAGTCCCCACAAAGCAAACGATGGTCTCCCAAGATATAGAGGTCTCCGAGTTTGGTCTTCGGCTCTTCCGGTGCTTCGGGTACTTCGTCGGGGTCGGTCAATCCTTCTTGCTCTTCTTCTTCGGGTTGCCATACATCGAGACCCCATTCTTCGAGTTGGGTTGCGTCCCATTCGTTTGCGAGGATATCCCAATCCCATTCTCCGAATCCTACGTTATCCTTTACGATAAATTCATTCGCCTTGCTTTCTTCCCATGTAGCGACATAGACGGGTGCTTCTTTGAGTCCTGCGGACTTGCAAGCCTTGAGGCGCATATTCCCACCGAGAACGATATTCTCTGGGTTGACGACAATCGGACGCGCTTCGAGCATTTCCGGGAATTCCTTTATGCTCTTGACTAGCTTTTGGAATTTGTCGTCTTTAATTATCCGAGGGTTGTTCGGGTTCTCCTGAAGCTCCGAGAGATTCATGAGCTTGAACGATGACGGCTTCGAGGGTGTGGAGGAATTCGGCATTGTGAACGGCTAGGGTGAGTAAAAGGGTGGCGGGATCTTGTCCGACATGCAAGCGGACGACTTCGGCGTTCTCCGTGATGAGGAGGTAGTTCTTTGCGTGGAGGAGGGCTTTACGTGCGTTTCTCATATATGCAAATATGCACTATACAAAACCTCCTCGCAAAGTGCCGGGGGGATTTTGCTTCGTTCGTAGTTGTTTTTCAGTCCCTGCGTTCCCGTTCGCGATCCGCGCGGGGCGGCTTCGTGGCACGGTGCGCCGTTCTTGCACATCGGGCGAGGTGTCCAGCCTTCGAAGTTTGTCCATATATCGGTGGGCTTCATACGGCTATCTCCGTACTGGCAGTACGTGACGGTATGGTGGAGCTTGCCTTCAAGCTGTGGCATCTTCCGCATAAGCCCTCGCGGGTTTTCTATGAACCAGATTTTAGGTTGTATCTCCTCGATTATTTCAAGCGTCTTTTCCAGGAGCTGGATACCGAGTCGAGCGGTGTCGGTGTTCGGTATATACGCTCCCTTGCCTCCTGTCCAATGGTGACCAATGGCAGCGACGCTAAAACCAGTACACGGAGGAGATGCCCAAATTACGTCGGGTTTCCACGGTAGCTTGTTAATATCGAACTCCAGTATATTGCAGACGTAATCGATACCTCCGAAGTCAGTAATATCCGAACTGAATACCTCAGCCCCCATAACTTCCGCAGCCCTACCAATTGAACGGCTGCCCGCAAATAATTCGAGAATCTTCATGGGTGTAAGATTCTGCCTTCGACGTCCATCGCAATCGTTTCGAGCCAGTCGCGATCGTAGTAATTCATGTGAGGGAGTCTACGGTGTAGGACTTTCATCCCTCCGTAACTAACGGTTTCGAATTGTTCCTTGTGGGGTTGCTTCATGTATTCGCGAATGTTCTTCGCTATCTCTTCCCGCTCTTCTTTGGTGTAGCTCATTTTCGTTTGGTTATAGTCCGCAATAGCCTGAATCACACGACCATTCGTCGAAGTTGATTTCCGTCTGTGGTTTGTGTTTTTGTATCTCCGAATAACTAAGTTCACTCTTCCATCTCCCTCCGTGTTTTACTTCTTGACTCTTAAACCATTCCATTTTTTCAGGATGATCATCAAACTTCTTTCGAAGTACAAGCGGGTTTCGATGAAAGCATCCGACACAGTTGTTTTGTTTTGCAAAGGGGACAAGGATGTCGTCCCAGTACTCAACAATTCTGTCTCTTTTGATTCCGTTATCAATCAAAGGGAAAGAAGGTTTTTGCCATCCAACCTTTTTGTACTCTCTTAATCCGTCAACGCATTTGTCGAGCATATTCTTCGCCCTGCGTTCTTCTCCCTGCCTGAATCCAATTTGCATCTCAACAGGCTCGCCAATTGTTTCTTTCCACCACTTGAACATTGGGTCAATCTTCATTTCGGTGGTGCAGTATCGCGCCATGATATTGGGTAAATACCCGCTTTTCTTATCGATGATGTCTTCAAATGGCTTTCCTGCCACCCAATGAATGTCTTGTTCAAGGTATTGCTCAAGTTCAAGTATTGTCTCGATGATAACATCTTCCTCAAGTGTTCCCACAAACTCGCGGCCAATCTTATCGCTCACCATCTGTCGCAGTTTTGCGTCTGGGTGTTTGCATTTTGGGTCGTTCGTCGTAACCAAAGCAAAGACCAAGTAATCGCTTGGGTAATTGGCGGCGATATACGCTGAGGACTGGCCGCCCGATACGCTTGTTACTGTCTTCATTGTCCTGTCTCTTCTTTTGTGTAGCTCATTCTTTTATCGTTTGCTGGTAGATTAATTCACAGGCGCGAATGCGCTCTTCGGGATCCTCGTAATCTCGTTTTGCTATAACGCAATTGACGCAACGATTCATGAAGAGGTAGCGGTTCTCGCTTTTATTTGGTTTCGGGAGGGGCATCTTTTAAAAGGGCTTTGAGTTGGTTAAACATCCGGCGGTTGCAACTCGAACAAGACGAAGGAGAGGTATTCGTTCCCGTGGCCTTGGAATAAATACGGGCAAGGTCTCCGTTGGTTGCTTTGGTGGGGTTGTCGAGGAGCTTGCGGATTTCTGCGAGGTCGCTTTCTTTTATCTCTGCTTCCCATTTCCCCAAAGGGCAGGAGGAGACTTTGAGGCGCGCTTTCGTGGGCATATGACAACCGCACAATTTGGAGTCCGTAAAGGCTTCCGTTACGAGCGGGCCACAACTCCTCGTCTTCTCGACGAAGTGTTCGCAACCTTGACAGACCGCGAGGCGGTCATTCCTTTTCTGAGCGGTGACGAAGAACATCTTTCAGGATTTTTCGTGTGACGTGTAGTGAGCGATAAAGGGTAGACTCTCCAATGCCAGACCGTCGAGATACGTCAGCCATATTCCACCCTTGCAAGTACAGAGAGAAAACGGTTCGGTCGAACCAACTGAGGCGGTCGAGGAGCAACTGCATCTGCTCTCGTTGTATGGCTTTTGCCCAATCGTTTTCGCTTGCTTGTTCTTGCGGTTCATTATCTGTTACGTGATAGAGTTGTTTAAACTTGCCCCGTGTGGCTTCGTTGTACATGGCTTTAATAAAGTACCCAAGCGCGTTTTCGGGGAAGTCTTTATCTATGCACCTGAGGTAGACGTGATGTACAAGGTCGGAAGGGTTCTCCGTCCATCGTCGCCCGATGGTTCGAAGTTTTAAATAGTTCCTCGTTAGGAAGTTATTCCAGTCCTTTTTGTGCCTTGAGTTCATTTACTTTCGCCCGGTATATTTTACAAAGATCCTCAAGCTCGTGAACGCTGAAGCGTTTCGTTTCGTTGCTCAACCTCACGAGGCGATCCGCTGTCCCTTCTCCGTGTTCTTCGTCGAGGCGTTTCGCGAATTCGTACTGCGCTCCCCCTTCGAATCCGTTGCAGGCCTTACATTGGAATTGGACGTTCAACTCACAAAAGCGCGTGGGCATCTTTTGCCTCACCATGAAATGACCAGCGTCTGCGCTTTTGTAATGGCGCAAGCGTCCGCAAGTAAAGCACTCTCCCCACCCTTCGTCGTTGACCGCGCGAAGCCGGATAAATTGGGAGAATATCTTATCGAGCTTCGCTTTCGCCTTTGCTACTGTCATTCTTTCCGGGTATTAAGAAAGGATTGTTCTTTAATCGATAGGCGAGCTTCGCCGCTTCTGCATCGTATTCGGGAACGTTAGTGGGTTGGTCTGTGCCCCTCGTGATTTCTTTATTCATGCGCTCAAGGATAGGGGCGCGTTCTTCTTCGTGCTTGATTAAGCACTCGCGGAACTCTTGAATCTTTAGCCGCTCGTAGAATTTACCGTAATGCCCTTGTTTCATGCGGTCGCAAACTAACCTTAATTCCTCAAGTTTAAAAACTGGGAACACGTCGAAGATAGTTTCTGCACAAAGGGCGAAGTCTTCAAACCCGTTGAGGGTCTTCTTCGCGTCTATAAATTCCACCGTCTTTTTTATCATCTGCACGACCTCCGATCGTGTTTGCTCTGGAAAGTATCTAAGCGCGGTTCGAATATTCGTGCCTTCTTTCCATGCGGTTTCGCTAGTCGTTTTAAATAGTCCCGTGCTTGAGATAGTTCTCAAGCTGGTCTCTACTTGGTGCTTTCGTTGTTGTAGTTCGTTGTTCA